CTCGTCGAGCTGAAAATCGTCCTCATCATCGTCATGCAGGTGAGCGCATGGCGATGGTGGCCAGCCTAGAAATGCGTTAGGAAAGCGATGGGGTTCCACTATTTTCTCCTCGTTGCCTGGGGCCTTGGCTTGCGCATGGACTCCATCCAAGGCCATAAAATATCGCTGAAAATTCCGGCCAGAATCAGCATAAAACTGATTCCACCCATGAAAAACATCATGGCTATCATGCCGTCCATCTTCCCCTCCTGCTTATTGAACCTGATAATTAGTTTAAGCCAGTAAACGGGTGATGTAAAGCTATTCTAACAAATATTTTCCTAGATGGCATGCTTTACTTTTATAAAACATGGTAGTAATCTTAACGGCATGAACAAGCAAGACGCCATTACCCACTTCGGTAGCGCTGCCAAGCTGGCGCGCGCACTCGGCCTAACCAGGGCGGCTATAACACTTTGGCCAGAAAGGATTCCTATTGGGAGGCAGTACCAAATCCAGGTGATAACAAGTGGAAAATTGGTGGCTGACAGAGATCCGTCACCCAGTCGCGCCGCCTAGCCATGTTTCGTCACTCCTGAGCCTTTGCCCCGTATCTCCTGCGGGGCTTTTTTGTGGAAAAAAAAACAATGAAAGCAAAGCCTTTTGAACCAGGCCAGATACTTGGAGGATACCGGGTAGATGGGTTGAAGCACCTGGGTGAAACCATCGACGACACCACCTACGACTGCACCACGATCTGTTGCGGTAAGGAGGCGGTGAAAACCCACGTTATCCTTTTTGACGCCCGGAAACGGGGGCAGAAGGCCTGCAAGCCCTGTGCGGATCGCGCCTACCAGGAGAGCCGCAAGGCCTCCAGTCGCCGCCAGGTGGGGGAGATCCTGGGCTTTTACGAGGTCCTGGAAGTCGTCGGTGACGGCTATCGTGTCAGGACCACTTGCTGCCAGTCCGAGCTGATCAAGAGCCATACCCAGGTCACCCAGGCCAGTTACCAGGGCATGGCCTGCTGCCGTCCCTGCCGGGACGCGAGACTTATCATTAAGAAGGTGGAAGAGGTCCCGGTGATCCAGGACCCCCGTCAGGTGTGGTGCCTGGAAACCCAGGGCATCATCTCGGCGGCGCTGGCCTGGCCCAGGCCCAGGAGTTTGGCAGCGTGCTGACAGAAATCATGTTGTCCTTCCTCTACGTCGCCGCTTGCGTGGCGGTGCCGCTGGCCATCCTGATCCTGATCAACGCCTGGTGGGGGAGGTAAAGTGATCCACTACCATGGCACACCCATTGGCGGGTCACGACAGGATACCGCCCGTTTCCTGATCGGGCGCCATGCCCTGGTTCCTTATCCACGCCAGGACGATATTGGCATAGTCGCGGAAGCCTGCCAGTCATTCGTCTTTGATAATGGCGCCTTTACGATCTGGAAACGCGGCGGGGAGCTGGACACCTCTGGCTATATTGCCTGGGTGCGGGAATGGTGCCGCCATCCGGGCTTTGACTGGGCCTTGATCCCGGATGTGATCGACGGCGATGAACAAGCTAACGATGCACTTGTGTCTGAGTTTCAGGAGGCAGGACTTGCCCTATACGGCGTCCCTGTTTGGCACCTGCACGAATCCATCGACCGCTTGGCGCGACTCTGCGATGAATGGCCCACCGTGGCCCTGGGCAGTTCTGGACAGTGGGCCTCGCCAGGCTCCACTGCCTGGTGGGGACGCATGTCCGAAGTTATGAATTCCATCTGTGACGATAGCGGGCGCCCGCCAGCTCGACTGCATGGGTTGCGCATGATGGACCCGGACATCTTTACCAGGCTACCCCTGGCCAGCGCTGACAGTACCAATGCTGCCGTCAACTCTGGGAGCCTATCCAGATTCGGATCCTATGTCCCTCCTACATCGGCCCAACGCGGAGCTGTGATCGCGGAGAGGATCGAGGCGCATAACTCGCTCCCATGCTGGCACCCATTAGCCTCTCAACAGGCATTCAATCTGGGAGATCCCAATGGATGACGCTGACCGGGCCGAGGAGCACATCGAGAAAGAACTAGAGCTGGCCATTCAGGCCGCGCGCGGTATTCCTGGGACGCGCTACCAGCCGCAACGGTCACATTGCCCGGATTGCGGCGATACCCTGGAGGCGCATCGGCGGGCCTATGGGGTATGTAGGCCATGCCAGGAGTTGAGGGAGGCGAGAGGAAGGTGGAAATGATGACTGCATACAATCCGCACCCATTAGCTGGCATCTTTCCTATGATGTCTAGTGATGAGTTCGTATCACTCAAGACCGATATCCGTGCCAATGGCTTATTAGAACCAATCTGGTTATTGGATGGCCAAATATTGGATGGCCGTAATCGCTTTAAGGCTTGTCAAGAAGTTGGTGTTAAACCTGTCTTTCGTGATTATGAGGGTGACAATCCCACCGCTTTCATCATCTCGCTCAACCTCAAGCGTCGGCACCTTTCGGAAAGCCAGAGGGCCATGGTGGCGGCCAAGCTGGAAAACCTTGAGCACGGACAAAGAGCGGATCTGGCGAGAGATGCAAATTTGCATGTCTTGAAAAGGGCCGAAGCCGCCAGCCTTCTCAACGTCTCCCCACGCTCAGTCGCCACAGCCAAGAAAGTCGAGGAATTAGGAACGCCAGAATTGGTTTCCGCCGTTGAGCAAGGGAATATTGCCGTATCAACTGCCTCGGTATTAACCGAAACTCCTCCAGAAACCCAGCGCTATGCTGCCGAACATCCCAAGGAGGCTCCGGCTATTGTCCACAATCACCGGGCACAGGGTACCGGTGAAAATGAGTGGTACACCCCAATCGAGCATCTGGATTTGGCTAGGCAGGTTTTGGGTGGTTTCGATCTGGACCCGGCATCTTCTGAACAAGCCAACGCAACAGTGGGAGCATCCACCATCTTCACTTTGGATGATGACGGGCTATCTCAACCCTGGCATGGACGAGTATGGCTGAATCCACCCTATTCTCAGCCTTCCATAGCTCTGTTTGCTGAGAAGCTGGCTAGCGAGTGTGAATCAGGAAATATCGAATCAGCTATTGCGCTGACCCACAACTACACCGACACCGCCTGGTTCCATCGGCTGGCCAATGCTTGCCGGGCGATTTGTTTTACGCGCGGACGTATTGGTTTTGTCAACCCAGAAGGAAAGAAAGCCTCACCAACCCAGGGCCAGGCTTTTTTCTATTTCGGTGATGATGTCATTCGTTTTTCGGAAGCATTCCAGCGCATTGGCTTTATAGTGGAGGTGCGCTGATGGGTTTTAACGAAAACTTAAAATTTGGGAGGGTCGCTGAGGGACTTATTGCCAAGTGGTTAATGGCGCGCGGTTCGTCAATTATGCCCGCCTATGAAATAGAAAAGCATAGCGGAAAAGGGCCTCAGCTTTTCCATGCAGAACATCAGTTGGTTGCACCGGATTTATTGGTATTTAATCATGCTGGAGTTCAATGGATTGAATCAAAACATAAATCAGTGTTTACATGGCACAGGGTAACTGGAAAGTGGACAACAGGAATAGATTTGCGTCATTACACGGATTATCTGATGGTTTCAAAACAAACAAAACTTCCGGTATGGCTGCTGTTTTTCCATCGAAATAGTAAGCCTGATATACGCGATTTGAAACAAGGATCACCTCATGAATGCCCAACTGGGTTATTTGGAGAAGAACTGTTTTCATTGGTTGCGGCTGAAAATCACCGCTCACCGGCTTTTGACGCCAGGCGAACTGGCATGATGGGACATGGTAAAAGCGGAATGGTTTATTGGGCGGTTGATGAGTTAAAGCTGATCGCCACCAGGGACGAAGTGCTTAAACACGCAAACATCATGCTTTGAGATGCCGCCTAAATGGCCCTCCTCTCCCTGCACCTGGAATGCCTATGTAGAGTCCGGCGCTACCCGCGAAGAACGCGCCAAACGCCTGGCCGAGGTCCCGGAAGAATGGCGCGAGGGCGTCAAGCGGCATGTGGCCTGCGAGTTCAAAATTCGGACTCGGATGGCCAAAAAACGGTTATAATCAGAAACGCGAAAGCCGGAGATTCGCACTCTCCGGCCTTCACTTGGCAATCAACCTAGATAGGAGGCGCCATGCCCTACCTGCATTTTAGCCGATCCTCGGCTCTACACCAAGACCTCGCGGCGTATATTCGCTGCACCTTCCCAGGAATCCCTGGAACCTACCGCATTACGAGCCTTGACGACCTGCGCGAGCTGGCCGCCGATCCCGTGCGCTTTGCCGCGGATCTGGCGGGGATATCACTGGCTGAGTATCAGCGTCGGCTGGCGGGGGAGGTATCGCTATGAGCGGGAAATTCCTTAGCAGAGCTTGGATCGCCCCGTTACCTGCCCGCCAAAAGCTGGTGCTGATGACACTGGGTGATTGGTCCAATGAAGATGGTAATTTTTCTACATGCCTGTACAGGGTAAGCGATCAATGCGGCATGAGTGCGGTGAAAACCAACCGCTGCATTATCAGACTGGTCAATAAAGGTTTTGTCCAATTACAGGAAGGTTCCGATTATGCGCAGTTATCGGGGGCCTTGCTATGACCCATCAAAATATAGGTCATAGGTTTAACCTAGTGTCTAAAGAATTACCAGAACCACCCTATGACAAACACACGTCAGCAAAAGGATATGGATTTGATTTAGACGTTTCAAGGATGCAAAACAGCGATTCATGGGCAATTTGTCCCCAGGAAATACGCCCATGGATGATGATGAGCTGGGTCATGTCATGGGCGCAGCATCCATGCGGTTCCCTTCCCGCCGATGATGAGATCGTAGCCGTCAGGCTGGGTTGCTCAGTGGAATTTTTGAAGGTTCATCGCCGTTTTATCCTGCGAGGATGGGTACTTCATTCTGATGGTCGCCTCTATCATCCAGTCATAACTGAAGAAGTTTGTAAGATGATTCAGAATCGCGAAAAGTGGAAAATCAAGAAGAGCGGACAAAGGTCAGACTCAGAAAAACAGTCACTTAACAAAAATGTCCCCAGGGAGTCCCCAGGGAGTCCCCAGGGTGTCCCTGGGGTGTCCCCTCCTTCCCATCCCATCCCATCCCATCCCAAACAAGAAGAGGAAGCTAACGCTTCCTTGTCGAAACCGGCTGAGCCGGTTATCGACCTGTTTGGCGAGGATGCGGAGAAAAAACCCTCTATCCCTCCATGCCCGCATCGCGCCATCGTGGACCTGTACCACGAAATCCTGCCCGAGTTGCCTGGCATAACCTTCAGCCTGTGGCAAAACAGCAAGGACGCTCAATCGCTGGCGATGATTTGGAAATCCGATAAACGTCACAGAGATTTAAATTTCTGGCGTGATTTTTTTCAGGCCGTGAGAACAAATCCGCATTGGATGGGAGAAAATACAAAATGGAAGGCTAATTTACGCTGGCTGGTTGCAAAGAGCCATTTTATTGCTGGCGTAGAATTGATGGTTAATCTCAAGAAACGGGAGGAATGCCATGGATGAACCTCTCCACAGCCTCCCGTCCGAGCAGGCATTGTTGTCGGTCATCATCCGCGATCCCAAGTGCATCGATTACCTGAGCGTGGACCTGACACCGGAGGACTTCTGGAATCACCATCATCGTGTTCTCTGGCAGGCGATTCAGGAACTCATCGAGGCAGGACGGCCATGGGACTTTGTAACCCTAGCCGAGTATCTGTCCAGAAATGGCAAAATCGAGGACGCGGGCGGGATGCCCTACCTGAGCCAGGTCCTCAATGTCTGCTGCTCGGCAGCAAACCTGTCGCACCATGCCATTACCCTACGGGACTATGCCATCAAGCGCGGGTTAGTCGAGGCTGGCAATCGCCAGGTGGCCGACGTGCACCACCCGGATGGCAGGAGCGGGATGCAGATGCTCGAAGCGGCGCAACAGAGCCTGTCCACCCTGGCAGAGCGAGGCGTAGTGGGAAGCGGTTTCATCACCTCGCGTGAGGCATCCCAGAAGGCTATCGATCGTATCGCGGAACTGCATAACCGTGGTGGCGGCATGGTGGGCATCGCCACCGGCTGGACAGACCTCGACCGCAAGGTATTGGGCCTGGAAGCGGGAAGCCTCGTCATCATTGCCGCCAGGCCGTCGATGGGCAAGACGACCATGGCCATGCAGTTGGCGCAACGGGTGGCCAAATCCCAACCCGTGGCCGTGTTCAGCTTGGAAATGTCCGCTGAATCCCTAGCCACCCGTATGCTTGCCAGCCAGGCCAGGGTAAATCACGATCGCCTACGTTCTGCCACCCTCGAAGACGAGGAATGGCAACGCCTGACACCAGCCACTCATACCGTGGCGCATCTCAACCTGCACATTGACGACCAGGCTGGTTTGTCTGCTGGCGAGATCGTGGCCAGGTCGAAGCGGCTGCACCGCGAGCATAAGGGCCTCGGGCTGATCGTCATCGACTACCTGGGACTGATCGCCACGCCTGCCAAAGTCGAAAGCCAGAATTTAGCCATCAGCAAGATTACAGCGGCCATGAAGGGACTGGCGAAAACCCTAAACGTTCCCGTTGTCATGCTGTCACAACTCAACCGCAACGTGGAATCAAGGCCAGATAAGCGGCCCGTCATGTCCGACCTTCGTGACAGCGGATCGATCGAACAAGACGCGGATCTGATTTTGTTCATCTACCGTGACGATGTTTACCGGCCCGACTCTCAAGATGCGGGGACGGCCGAAATCCTCATTGCCAAGCATCGCAATGGTCAGACTGGGAAAGTACGGCTGGCCTTCAATGGCCAGTTCACACGATTCGACAACCTGGCCCAGGACTGGGAAAGGCCGATGCCCTATAAGCGGTCCTCCAAGAGTTACGAGTACTGATGCCTAAATTCCGCCTCAAGCCGATCGTCCCTTCCGAACACCAGGTGCAGACGGCCTGCCTGCAATACCTGGCTGTGTGTCCGCAGGTGGCGTGGGCGGAGGAACAGACATGATGCAACGCCGCATCCAAGCCCTGGGTCGCCTCAAACCCGGAGAGCGCAACCGCACCGAGGCCGCCTATGAACTTACCCTTGCGGCTCGCAAGAACGCCGGGGAAATTCTGTGGTACGCCTTTGAGGCCATCAAGCTCAGGCTGGCGGACAACTGCTTCATCACCGTGGACTTTGCCGTCATGCGTGCCGATGGCCTGCTAGAGATGGTGGACGTGAAGGGCTCGCCCGCCGTGTTTCAGGACGACGCCCGCGTCAAGCTCAAGGTCGCCGCCGCCCAATTTCCCTTCATTTTCACCGTGGCCTACCCCATCGCCAAAAAGCTGGGCGGGGGCTGGAGAGTAGAGGAGTTTTGATGATGACTGAATTAACCGCAGAACGTGCAAGAATGAAATGCGCATGAAGTGCTGCGTAAGGCCACAGGACGCGTTTCTGAGGCTGGTGGCTACATCAGGAGGGGTGAGCGGCGTCGTGCGCTCTACGGGCGATTTACAAGCCTTGCTGGGCATTTCTGGAGGTGTTGATGGCTGACAAATGGGATGCGCGATGGATGGCGGTTGCAAAACTGTTCGCGTCATTTTCAAAAGACCCGAGCACTGGCGTAGGAGCCGTGGCAGTTGACAGCCGCAAGCGCCTGGTGGCGTCAGGTTTCAATGGGCTCAGTCGCCGCGTTGAAGATTCTCAGGAACGCCTGCATAACAGAACGACTCGGTATAGCCTCACGGTTCACGCTGAAATAAATATGCTGATCAGTGCCGAGCGTTCATTACGAGGTTGCACGGTTTATCTGTGGCCCATGCCTCCTTGCAGTCAGTGCGCCGCGGCTCTGATCCAAGCCGGTATCTTCCGCGTCGTGGCACCCGCACCGGCTCCAGACCTGGCAGACCGCTGGGGAGAGAGCATTGAGTTGGCGGTGATGGCGATGCGCGAGGCGGGGGTGAGAGTGGATATTGTGGAGGATCGCTATTGATGTCGTTGTCAGACCTGCAACGCACAGCCATCAACGCCATGTGTCGGCAACCGATTTATGCGCAAGACGGACCCTATCAGCCATTACTGCCTCCAACTGAACCGCGTTGTCACGATCGCTTGTGTCAAGCCCGCGAGGACTGCCGGCGCTGGCTGGACAGGGACGGGCCAGCCGATCGGCATTACTCGATCATGCGGCCCTTGTGGCAGTGTCACCAGGACCCATGCGCCCATTATCTTCCCCAGGAGGTCCCCAATGCCTGACGACGACATCCGCGAAGAGGTCCTGGAGGACCCGGAGCGCTGGGAGCGGACCATGGCCGATATCGCTGATGTGCTGGTGGGCGAGCTGCACCGCGCCGGGGTGGAAGGTGCGCAGTGTCTGGGGCGCAAGCTGGCCTTTGCGCTCAGCCAGGCCATCGGCGGCACCCAGATTTACCTGCCGCGCGGGGATGCCATCAGGCGCGCCTCGCGGGATCTGGGCATCTGGCTGGAATACGACGGCACGGTGATGGGTCCGAATGGATCGGTAGCGCTATCGCAGCGTTACGGTATGAGCGAGATCCACATTTACCGCATCATCGCCAGGCAACGGGGGTTGCATCGGCACGAGACGCAGCAGGCGATGATGCTGTGAATCAATTACTAACGGGGGTTATTGTCATGATTCCACGCGCGCGCGACACAATGGCCATTAAAACGCCGAGACTGGTTATGCGCCCCGATTTCGATTACGACATGCTGTTTTTCGTCATCCCGCTGGTCGGCATGGTGCTGTGTGTTGGGTATGCCGGACTGACGGCCTGCTCGGTGACGCCATGACCAAGGACGAAATCATCACTCTCCAGTCGAAGCTCAACGACCATGGCTACAACCTGGCCGTCGATGGCGTTTACGGCCCCAAAACCGAGCAAGCCTATGCCGCCTATCTGGACCGGGATCCGCAAGTTCCTACTCTGGTACCGCCCGCGGTCAAACCCTGGTGGCAATCGCGCGCGGTGCTGGGCTTGCTGGCCACGATCCTGGTGGGTCTGGCGCGGCGCTACGGCATCGAGGTGGATCAGGGAGGGCTGACGGATGTCTTGCTCCAGGCGGCTGAGGTGGCAGGGGTGGCGTTGGCGTTTTATGGCACTGTGCGCCGGACTCAACCTCTTGACCCTACTCTTGTTGCCCCTGGGCTGCGCCTTCCTAGTAGGGCCGTTGGAGTGCCACCCACAGGCCAAACCGACAAGCGAGAAAACTCTTTTCTCGACTGAGTATTTGCTTGGGTTTTATTGTCAGGAGAAATAGGGGATAGAAATGTTTTTCCTACTATTTGCTTTAGGAGTGTTAGTCATATGGATATGGGCCGCTTGGCTTGACAATGAAGAATACTGCCCGGCTTGTGGATATTACTGCACCGGGAAGGGTGGTATTTTTTGTATAGATAAGCCGGGGTTACTCAAATCCAACAATGCAGAGGCAGCAAATGACCGATCAAGAGATTGAAAACGAGATCCAAGCAAAGGGCCTGACGGCTCCCCGTGTCACCCCGGAATTGATCGAAAGCGAAATCGCCAAAGAGATCTATTCGCGCATTGAGGGCACCAACGTAACTGTTGCGGTGCTTGTCATGCGCAGTGGGTATTCAGTGATTGGTCACTCGGCTTGCGTCAGCGACGCCAATTTTGATGCCGAGCTTGGTAAGAAGATCGCCAGGCAACACGCAATTGATCAGTGCTGGGCATTGTTCGGCTTCCGCCTTGCTTCTCAATTGCAGGAGAAATGACATGAACTGGTTAGTAGTTTTTGAGGTTATGAAGCTGGTTCCAGCCATCGTTGATGGCATGAAAGCGCTTGAGAATGCTGTGCCAGAGCCAGGGCACGGCACAGACAAACTGAATGCACTCCATGACATCCTCGCAGCCATCAACGAGAACATTGACAAGTATTGGCCTTCTATTGAGAAGGTGGTCACTGTGCTGGCAGGGTTGTTTAACAAAACGGGCGTGTTCACCAAGGCGTAATCATGTGGCAACCCAACCTCCGAATCGAGAGACGGGAGTCAGGATTCCGCAATGGCTGGCGTCGGCTATTGTGGGAATTGTCTGCACTGCCGCCGTTGCAGGTTTTGGGATGGCTCGCAGTGTGGACATTACTGTTGTGGAGCATAACGCCCGCCTCCGGGCTCTGGAGTCCCGAGTCGCGGATCTCTGCGAAGCACTGCAATGTCGAACCAATTCTAGCCATCCCCTCTGTACCCGATTACGGCTGGTGGAAAAGTCGTTTCAACTCGAACACCCAGGCAACGAGCGCAACCTATTTGATTGATTGACATGGAATTCGAATCGGCCTTGGTCCACGTCCTCGCCTCCGAGGGCGGATACGTCAACCATCCCGGAGATCCTGGCGGAGAAACCCGCTACGGCATCACCAAGCGCACCGCGCGGGCGCATGGTTATCTGGGGAGCATGCGCACCCTGCCCATGGCTACCGCGGCCAGGATCTACAAGGTGAGCTACTGGGATGCCTGCCAGTGCGCCCAATTGCCGCCCTGGCTGCGCCTGGCGGTGTTCGATGCCGCGGTCCATTCCGGTCCAGCGCAATCGGTGCGATGGCTGCAACAGGCGCTAGGGGTCCCCGTTACCGGGCGCATCGGTCCCGAAACGGTGGCGGCTGCGGCGGGAAGGACGGATCACCAGGCAGTAATCAATGCAATGCTGGATCTGCGCCTGGCTTATCTGCAGCGGCGGAAAAACTGGAAGACGTTCAAAAATGGCTGGACGGCGAGGATTGAAAAAGTCAGGAGTTTGTCGTGCCAAGGTTGACGGATGACAAGTGGGCGGCGATGCGGTTGGATTGGGAGGGCGATCCCAGTTCGACCTTTTGCCAGTTGGCCATCAAACACAACATCAACAAGTCGGAGATCAGCCGCCGGGCCAACAAGCAAGCCTGGGTAAAGACTGGACAATTGGCCAGTATCAATGAGGCGGCCCAGCGTAAAGCGGACAATTACACAACACCTGATGGGATTGAAACCCAACAAAATCCCAACACCGTTCTTGCTTCTCGTGATGAGTCGATTGATGTCAGAGCGGCGATTGTCATCCGCCATCGTGTCGAGATTGCCGAGCTAGAGGTCTTTCGCAAGACGGCCCTCAAGGCGATGAAGGATGCCCACGAAAGGGGCGATAAGGAAACCTGGAACATCGCCAAAATAGCCGCCGATACCGCCCGCGCCAATATCTCAGCTTTGGACCTGAAACAGATGACCGAACGCCGCGCCTGGGGCATGGATGCCAAGTCGGAGGAAGATATCGTCATCACCAATCCGCGGAAGCACGAATGAACATCGAAACCATCCCAGTGGCGGATCTGATCCCCTACGCGCGCAATGCGCGGACCCACAGTGATGCGCAGGTGGCGCAAATCGCCGCCAGCATCCGCGAGTTTGGGTTTACCAATCCGGTCCTGATTGACGCAGAGGATGGCATTATCGCCGGCCATGGCCGCGTGCTGGCGGCACGTAAACTCGGCATGACGGAGGTGCCGTGTGTGCGCTTAGGCCATCTGACGGATGTGCAGCGACGGGCCTATATTCTGGCGGACAATCGGCTAGCAGAACTGGCCGGCTGGGATACGGAGATGCTGGCGCTGGAGATTGCTGACTTGCGGTTGGATGATGTGGATCTGGAGTTGTTGGGGTTTGATGAGGAGTCATTGCGGGGATTGCTGGAAACGCCCAATTTTGAGCCAGCCACAGCCGACGACCAGGGAAAACTAGACGAACTGGCGCCGCAATGGGTGTCATGTCCCCATTGTGGCCAGGAGTTCAATGCCCGTGAGCAAGGCTGATTTAAAAGTCGATTGGGCCACGCATGCGGCGGCTAAGTATGCTTGCGAGCATTGGCATTACAGCAAATGTATTCCGTCATTTAAGCGACTTAAAGTAGGAGCATGGGAAAACGATATATTTATTGGTGTAGTAATGTTTGGTCAAGGCGCAACTCCTGAATATGGCAAAAGGTTTAACATTCCAATAACTCAGGTTTGCGAATTAACAAGGGTTGCATTGTCAAAACACGATTGTTCAACATCAAGAATACTGTCTATTGCTTTAAAGTTTCTAAAAAAACAATGCCCAGACATTCGCGTAATAATTTCGTTTGCTGACACATCCCGTGGGCATCATGGCGGAATATACCAAGCCACCAATTGGATATATGATGGATCAGTCTCGACACATGGATATAGAGTAAATGGAAAAATAGAACATCCAAAGACGCTTCATAGCAGATACGGAAAAGGAGGACAATCAATTCCATGGCTTAGGCAGTATGTAGATAAAAACGCTGAAAGAGTCGTTGCCGCGATCAAACACCGCTACCTCATGCCCCTAGACCCTGAGATGCGTGCTAAAATTGCTCCGCTCGCCAAGCCTTACCCTAAGCGCACAAAAGATCAGGCGCCAGAGTTCCCCTCTGGACTGGGCGGTGAGACTCCGACCTGTGCGCTCCATCTTCCTCCAGCCTTGGCATCCGCCCATGGCTAGACCCATCACGATAGAGATCACCGACAAGATGCTCAGCCAGATTGAAACCCTGGCCGGGTATGGGCTATCCCTGGCTCAAATTGCGGCGGTGATTGGGATCAGTGAACGGTCTTTGATGCTGAAAAAAGCGGACGAAACCCGTGTTTTTGCAGCGTTAGAAGCCGGAAAAGCCAAAGCCCAGGGCCGCGTGGGAAAATCCCTGTTCGAACGGGCGGTGGTGGGCGACGTGGCGGCTATCCGCTGGTATGAAATGACGCGGGCTGGGAGGACGGCAGAGGCCAGGCTGCAACAGACGATTGAGGCCAATGTAACCCAGGCCGTCACGGTCTATCTGCCGGACAATGGGCGCTAACTTTCCCGTCAATGCCATTCGCCCCCAGCCAGGGCCGCAGGAGGCTTTTTTGGCATCTCCGGCGGATATCGTCATCTACGGGGGCGGGGCTGGCGGGGGTAAAACGCACGCACTCTTGATGGAGTGCGTTCGGCATAGCGGGGTCAAAAACTTTGGCGCGGTGATCTTTCGGCGCCAGTCGGTGCAGATCACTAACGAGGGTGGTCTGTGGGATAGCGCCATGGCGATGTATCCCCTTATTGGCGCCAGGCCGGTGAAGTCTCCAACCCTCTGTTTCGTTTTCCCCTCCGGGGCGAAGGTCACGTTCGCCCATCTCAATCAGGAAACTGACGTACTTGGATGGCAAGGTAGCCAGGTTCCGGTCCTCGCGTTCGATGAATTATGTCACTTCGAGCGCAGCCAGTTTTTCTATCTCCTATCGCGTAACCGTTCGATGTGCGGGGTCCGACCCTACATCCGCGCCACTTGCAACCCTGATGCTGATTCGTGGGTGGCAGAGTTCATTGGCTGGTGGATCGGCGATGATGGCTTTCCGATCCAGGATCGCGCCGGCAAGATCCGCTGGTTTTGCCGCATTGCCGATCAGATCCAGTGGGCCGATAGTCCCGCTGACCTGGTAGCGGCGCACGGTATCGCGCCCGATGATGCCAAGTCGGTAACCTTTATCCCCGCCCTGGTCACAGATAACCCCGCGCTATTGCGCGCCGATCCGGGTTATTTGGCCAACCTCAAGGCTCTCAGCAGGGTTGAGCGCGAACGCCTCTTGCTGGGCAACTGGAAGATCAAGCCGGCGGCGGGCCTGTACTTTCCGCGCCATTGCGTCAGCATCCTCTCCGCGCCACCCACCGATATCACCGCCATCTGCCGAGCCTGGGATCTGGCCGCTACCCCGCCTACCGAGGCCGCCCCCAGCCCGGATGCCACCGCCGGTGTCCAGATCGCCCGCACCCGGGCCGGACGTTTTGTCGTCATGAACGCCATGACCCTGCGCGGGGGCGCCTATCAGGTGCGCGAAGCCATCACTAATACCGCCAGCCAGGATGGCCATAAGGTCCGCATCGCCATCCCACAGGACCCCGGCCATGCGGGCAAGGATCAGGCGTCCAGTTATGTCAGCCTTCTCGCTGGCTACAACATCACCCCCCGCCGCCCCAGCCGTGACAAGATCACCCGCGCCAGCCCCTTCGCGGCGCAATGGCAGGCGGGGAACGTTGACCTGGTGCAAGGCCCCTGGAATGAGGCCTTCTTGAGCGAGCTGGAGGCCTTCCCAGACCCATCCAGTCATGACGATCAGGTGGACGCGGCGGCGGATGCCTTTGCGGAAGTGGCCCAATCCCCCGGCCCCCTTACCATTGTCTCGGCTGGCGCCCGCCAGGCGGCCACCTATACCCATGGATATCGCTGATATGCCCAAAATCGCCCCCGCTATCGCCACCCGTGCCCGATCGCTCGATTACACGGCGATGGGCGATTGGCTGCCCAATCCCGACCCTATCCTCAAGGCGCTGGGCAAGGACATCACTACCTACCGTGACATGCGCGCCGATGCCCATATCGGCGGTTGCATCCGCCGCCGCAAGTCGGCGGTCAAGGGCCTGGAATGGGAACTGGAGCGCGGGCCGACGCCGGTGCGAGTTTACAAAGCGGTGCTTGGCATTCTCAGCGAGATGCTGTCCACCACCAGCCCGGACGAACCCGGTGCTGCGCCAGGACTGCCGACGTTGATCAGTGAGGCCATGGACGGGGCATTGTATGGCTACCAGCCGATGGAGGTCTCCTGGGCACGCTCCGGTAGCCTGATCATTCCCGCCGTGATCCAGGGTAAGCCTCCCGAGTGGTTCCATTTTGATACCGACAACCAACTGCGATTCCGCGCTAACGATAGCTCGGGATGGGGCGAATTGCTGCCACCCCGGAAGTTCCTGCTGGCGCGCCAGGATGCCACCTACGCCAACCCCTACGGCGTCGCGGATCTGGCCATGTGCTACTGGCCCTGGGCGTTTCGCAAGGCTGCCAAGTTCTGGATCGCCTGGCTGGAGCGCTACGGTGGCGATTTCATGATCGGGAAACTACCGCGTTCGCTGGGTACCGAGGCGGAAACGGCGGAGGTTTATGCCGACCTGGCCGATAAGCTCACGGCCATGTTGCAGGATTCGGTGGCCGTAGTTCCGGATGACGGTTCAATCGAGGTCCTGGCCTCGGGCAACAAGGCCGGATCCACCGATGCCCATGAGCGCTTCCTGACTTACTGGCGCGGCGAGATTTCCATTGCCCTGCTGGGCACCAATCAGGGCACCGAGAAGTCATCGACTCTGGCCAGTGCCAAGGCGGCGCTGGAGGTCGCCAATGATATCCGCGACGGTGACGCCAGGATGGTCGAGGCAGTGGTCAACCAACTCATCCGCTGGGTCATAGATCTCAACTGGCCAGGCACCGCGCCGCCGGTATGGTCCCTGCATGAGCAGGAGGAAATCGACACCGAGCGACCCGCGCGGGACAAGATCCTGGTCGAGTGCGGAGTGAAATTCTCCCGCGATTACTGGCTGCGCACCTACGACCTGGAAGAGGGTGACATCGACACCGAGGCCGCGCCGGCGGCGCCACCACCCGCCACCGATGCCACGCTGGCACCCATTGCCGATGATGGCACCCGGGCCGCTCAGGAGGCTGCGGCGCCGACCGCCGATCTGGCGGCGCCGTTACCCGATCAGCCGGACCTGGCCGACCACCAGGCCGCGCTGTTGGCAGCCAAAGCGATGCCTGAAACGGATGGCTGGCTAGCCAAGATCCGCCATGATCTCGATGCCTACGTCAAAGCCGGGCGCTCGCTGGCGGATTTCGCCGAGCATTTGCTCACCCTCTATCCGCACCTGCCGGGTGATGATCTCACCGCCATCATGGGCGAGGCCATGACCGCCACCGAACTGGCGGGGCGCTACGAGCTGGCCCAGGAAGCCCGTGGCTAGACCATCCACCGCCTGGGGCAGTCTGCCGTTCGCGGAACAGATCGCCTTTTTCCGGGACAAGCTGGACCTGCCCACCAAGACCTGGCAGGACTTGCTAGGAGCGGCGCACGATCGCGCCTTCGTGGTGGCCGGTGCCATGCGTGCCGATCTGCTGGCGGATCTGCACGCCGCCACCCTGAAGGGGATCGAGAAGGGCACCAGCCTAAGCGAGTTCCGCCGGGATTTTGAGGCCATCGTCGCCAAACGCGGCTGGACGGGCTGGACCGGTGAGGATACGCCAGGGGGGAGGGCCTGGCGCACCAATCTCATTTACGGCACCAACATGAGGACCAGCTACCAGGCCGGGCGCCATGCCCAGGCGCTGGATATTGCGCACAGGCGGCCCTATTGGCGCTGGCGGCATGCGGATACGGTCGCGCATCCTCGTCCGCTGCATGTGGCCTGGGATGGCAAAATCCTGCGCTACGACAACCCCTGGTGGCAGGCGCACTGGCCACCCGCGGGGTGGTTGTGCCGCTGCCGCGTCGAAACCCTCTCTCAGTCCGACCTGGAACGCCTTGGCAAAAGCGGTCCCGATCCCACCCCTGACGACGGCACTTATGAATGGCTCGACAAGGCTGGGAACTCGCACACCATTCCCAACGGCATCGATCCCGGTTGGGACTACACGCCAGGTTCCACCCGTGATTTGATTGCCGAGGTCAAGGCCAAGGCCGCGGGGTTGCCGGAGGCGTTGGGGAAGGCGCTGGTGGAGGAGGTGACGGCTACGGCCGAACGCGTCGCCGATGCGTTCTCGCTGGGGGTAAGGGATGGCAGCCTCTACCAGAACCGTACCATCCGCCACGGGGATGATGCCGCGCGCTTGGCAATGCAGGCGCATCTTGGCGACGTGGAGGCAGCCGCCCTGGCGGATTATCTGGGTGAGGGCTATAAATCCGTTAATCGCGCCTTGAACGGGCTCACGCCCATGACCCGCATGCAGGCAGATATTTTCGAGGGCTATCAATCGGCACTGAACCAAGCGCTCGATCATCTCGACCGCCAACCGCATGCCGTTCTGAAGCGGGTGATGGGTGGCAATCAGGATGAGGTCAATCGGTTTATCGATCAACTCAAGGCGGGTATGAAGACGAAATCCCGCGAGGTGCGCATCGATAGCTATATGAGTACCAGCGGGCCAACAGGTACCTATACCCCTGGCAGTGTCAAGGCCAGGATTACCATCCGCGCCAAGCCCGGATCAGATCAGGCGGGATATGTGGATGGTCTTTCCGATTTCCCGGCCGAGGACGAGGTGCTATACAAGGCGGGGTCACGTTTTCGCGTTCTCAAGATTGCGGGGGGACGTGGCAAACCCTGGGAGATAGAGCTAGAGGAACTCTAACAATTTCAATGTGTTACAAAATCAGCGTTTAGCATGGATACCGCCTTTGCGCGGTATTTTTATATGTCATTGATTAGATTAGCAATTATTTCTCGTTTTTTTTGCATGGTGCAGCAGGATAGCCGCCGAGGTAGGGCAAAATAAGATCAACTTCGCTAAGTCATTGATTCTTCGTTCTAGACAGCCTTTGTTATCAATAGGTTAGCGCACTCGTCCTTTGTAACACAAAGGTGTTCTTGCAGTATTACAAATATGTGCTATTATAAAGGTATGGGGATAGACACCCATACCGCCCCGGCGGCTACCGGGTCCGATGGAGCCAGGCTCCGGGGAGATCACATGAACGCCATCACCATCACCATCACCACCCGCCAGGCCACGATCACCGTCTCCAAGGAAGAGGCCATTCGTCGCCTGTCCCGCTTCACGGGGCCTATGGCCAAGGCCCTCCTGTCCGCTCCTGGCCAGGCCACCCAAATCTTATCCATGGCCGCCAAGGCCAGGAAGGCGCGGAATGGTGGGGAAAGCGACCCCATGACGCGCCCCTGGCAGACCCGCATCCTCACCCGATTGGCCGGGGTTTACTCGGCAGAGATCGCGTCGCGGGGCGGTGAGACCATGATCGCAGCGGAGCGTTCCGGCGGTGACGCCTATCTGTCCGTCCGGGATAGGCAGGATGGCATGACCCTCCTCAAGGCCGAGGGCTGGCGGTATTACAGCCGCCGTTTCGGCAGCCGTCCTGCGGTCCTCGCCTACCTGTGCGGGCGGGACGACAACGGGCGCTGGGCGGTGCGTGTCCCTGGCACGGTGGAGACGGTGGAGGAGGCCATGGAGGCCATCGAACCCGCCGCCGTCAAGGCGGCCCGCAAGGCCGGGAAGACCATCCTCCGCCAGGGGGACGTGTACGCCATCGAGACCACCAAGGCCCACGATGGCAAGGGCGACCTGCCCCGCAACCATCGTTGGGATGCGGATAGCCGCACCCTAACCCATACCGACAGCCGGGGTGCCGGAAGCCATGGCGCCCTGACCATCCCCTTCCCCGTCCGTTTCGTGACCCAATCCACCCTGGCCATGGGGCGCACTCAGCGGCGTGGACGCGGGGATTAGCTAAATAATCAACATCAACCGCCCCAAGGACGTGGCAGACAGGAGAAAACCGTGAAACCGAAGAGATATTCGATTTACCCCAGCCCTGCCCTTGACCGGGTGTTATCCGCTCGCATTGGGAGCGACGAAGGGCGGTCGCGATCCGCCCTGATTTCCGCTATCGCCGACCGCTATGCGGAGGTCGTAGCGCGGTCCATGCCGCTGCTGTCCCTGCCGGAATGGGGCCTCATCTTCGAGGCCATCAATGGCTACTGGTCGCGGGATCACGCCTACCTGTCGGCCCATGGCATCGCCCTGGAGGTGGCCGACGCCAGCAACCTCAATGGCGCGGATGTTCAGTGGGGCATCGACGGGAATGCGCTGGTAGAGCGCATCGACGGGATGCCCTTCGCCAGCAAGATTGCCATCCTCGACGCCTCCGAGCGATTCTGGGCCACTAATACCCAGCCAGATGGGGAGATCCCAGACAATGCCGATCCATTCGCCCATTGGCGGGGACCCATTCGAGCCATCGTCGGGCGCTTGGCGGATGACCGTGGAGGAAAACCCGATGTGGATCTATAGCGATAAAGGCAACCTATCGGTATCCCGGCACCGGGATGATCCAGGCAGTCTGATGGTGCGCGCCCGTGATCGTGACAGCCTGACGGCGTTGTTCCCAGGAGTGGCCCTGGTTGAAACGCCAGAGGCGGATTACCGTTGGCGCCTGACCTTACCCGAGGCCGATGTCATCGCCGCCTTGGCGTCCGCGCTCGCCGCCATCGACTATGACGCCGATGTAAAAAATGTTGTAAGCTGGGACCGACAAGCCCTGTACCGTGATATCTGGGCCGTCACTCGCGGCCACCAAGGAGGCGCCTGATGTTCATTTCCGAATTGCCCAATCTAACCCAGGACCAACGGGACGAGCTGATCACCCTGCTGGGGTACGATGCTGATCTTACCGACGCGATCGCCACCTATGAGGAGGTGCTGGCGGAGGTGCAATATAAACTGGCGACGGAAAGCAAGGCCGACCCCAAGGCCAGGAACCCGCGTTGGTTCGATGAGTCGCTCTCCTGCACCGTGGTGGAGGATTAAGCGTGTCCGGCGTCACCATCACCCTCGACGATGCCGCCTTTAGCCGCTGGCTGACCCAGGCCCTCGGGCGCATCACCCACCTGGAGGATGCGCTGAAGGAAATCGGCGATATCCTGGTGCAAAGCACTCAGAACCGCTTCGGAACCAAGATCGCACCGAGCGGGGCCACCTGGGCACCCAATAGCCCGGTCACCATCGCCATCAAGGGCCACGGCAGCCAGCTACGCGGCAAGAGCAAGGCGTTGGGAGATACCATCCATTACCAACTGGACGGCACCAAGGCGGTCGAAGTTGGCTCCAACATGATCTATGCCGCTGTGCAGCAGTTTGGCCAACCAAAGGGCGCCAGTGGGCGCACGAAACGCGGGGCGCCGATCCCCTGGGGCGATATTCCACCACGGCCTTTCGTCGGCGTGTCACAGGAAGATGAGGACCGGATTACCGAGATCATGGCCGACTATCTGATGCCGGGTCATTAGGTTTCTGCGGGCACAAAAAAAGACCCCGGAGCGCGTGGCTCCGGGGATGGGTTACTTGGTTTTTTTGCGTTGATACTTCGCCGCCTGTCGGCAGCGGTTACTGCAATAGGTGGCCCTGGTATCCTTGGCAGTGAACACTGCGCCGCAGTGGGCGCAGGTCACGGCGCGGGAGGGGCGCATGGCTGAAAGGAGGGCGCCGGGGGTGTTCATGGCTACCTCCAACTGTCGTTCTTGCTGGCCTCGCGCTTCTCCTCGCGCCTCATGGCCTTGTACTCGCGCCGGATGAGATCGGGAAGAGCCGCGCGGCTTCGGCATGACAAGGTGCTGCCCATGACTGCGAGCCTATCGCAGACCTGCTTCCAGTCTCCATTGCGCCACTCGATGACGTACCCGCCGTCAGGAGGGCACGAGAACAGGCGAGTAACTCGCTCGCCATCGGCATACCATGCGCCGTTGTCGTATGAAATTTCGACTCTTCCGATTTCGTCAGTCGTGATTTTGGTTTTCATGTTCATTCTCCTGGTTTGCCCCATCCCTGGGGCTGGTTTGGTTGGTTTATAAGGTCTGTTCGGCCAATGCGATAGCAGCTTGCATAAAGCCTGACTTGTAGTATTGCTTGGCATCGGCGAAAGACTGGAACGACTTACCAGGGCCGCGCCAGCAGCGATGGGAACTGTTCATTAGGCAGACGCTAATTTGACAACCTTTACCGATAAAGGCGGTCTTTTTCATATCGGTAACGTACATGGAGCGATAGTCGTTTTCTTGATCGTTCATTGTGTAGGTAATGTTCATAGTCTCTCTCCGGTTGCCTCGTGATCAGTTTGTAGTCTGTCGGGTTCTGGATTTTTGCTCCGCCTCTTGAGTGGTCTCCCGGTGATTCGCCCCCGGTGCCCCGCCCTCTCTTCGGCTCCTGGCTCCTTATTTCCTTCTCCCTTGATTATTATTCTAGTAGGGTAACGCTACTGTGTCAAGCCCATGAGCAAGAATTTTTGAAAATAATTTACTAACCGCCGTTATTAGCTGGAATTTCTTGCGCGCGCGACACTGGCGGCATGAGTACTCCCCTGCATCTCGCCCGCCCTGGGCAATTCACCGATATGCACGGCCAGGCCGTGGATCTGTCGCCCGATCTGCTGGCGCAGTTGGCCGCGTCCTATGATCCGGCCATCTATCAGGCACCGCTGGTCATCGGCCACCCCAAAACCAACAGCCCGGCATTTGGCCACCTGGAGCGCCTGGAACTTACGCCCGATGGCCTGTTTGGCGTACCCATCAATGTCGATCCCGCCTTTGCCGATGCCGTCAATTCGGGCAAATACCCGCAGCGGAGCTTGTCCTTCTGGCCTGCCGATCACCCTGCCTCGCCCGTACCTGGTCAGCCCTACATCCGCCACCTCGGGGTGCTGGGTGCCGTTCCTCCGGCTATTCCCGGCCTGCAAGGCGCCGACCTGGCGGGTGACGAGGCCATCACCCTGGAATTTTCCGCTTCTCCTCTCACCACCATGGAACCTCAACCCATGCCTGAAAACACCGAAACCATCGACCTGGCCGCGCGCGAAGCGGCCCTGGCCGATCAAGCCGCCTCCCTGGAG